GGAATAATAGTTACGACGGCGGAAGTCCATTAGATAATTTTAGTTAATTATCTGATATAATAGTAAAAGGTCTGGGAGGACATAAATATGGCAACAAGAATGCAACAGCGTAGGGGTACAGCAGCACAGTGGATCTCTACTAACAGTGGCAACGGTCCTATCCTAAACGCAGGAGAAATCGGGTACGAAACCGATACAAACAAATTTAAAATTGGTGACGGTACAAATCACTGGCTAAACCTTGATTACTTTATCGATGCTAATTCAACAGCAAATCCATCATTTGGTTCAAGCATTACATTTGAGGGCGCAACAGACAATATATATGAAACTACTCTTGCAGTAACTGATCCTACTGCTGATCGCACTATTACACTTCCAAATGCCACAGGAACAGTGGTTCTTGCTGACGGTAGCGGTAACGTAACAGTAGCAGGAAATTTAACAGTAAGTGGTACCACTACAACTGTTGACTCAAGTCAGATTAATATTACTACTAGTTTAACTTTTGAAGGTTCAACAGCAAATGATTTTGAAACCACACTACAAGTGGTAGATTCTACAGCAGATAGAAGCATAAGCCTTCCAGATGCTTCAGGCGAGGTTATTCTTGATGGTAATACCAAGACACTAACAAATAAAACTATAAGCTTAGCTTCTAATACAGTTACTGGAACGCTTGCTAATTTTAATACAGCTGTTTCAGATGCGGATTTTGCATCACTTGCAGGTACAGAAACACTAACAAATAAAACTTTAACTCAACCAAAAATTAATGAAGATGTAGCATTAACTACAACTGCCACAGAGCTTAACTATGTTGATGGTGTCACTTCAGCTATTCAAACACAACTAAATAACAAGCAAGCAGTCGTTGCTAATGTGTCAGATACTGAAATTGGATACCTAGATGGCGTTACTTCAGCTATTCAAACACAACTAAATAACAAGCAAGCAACTGTTGCTAACGTATCAGATGTTGAAATTGGATACTTAGACGGTGTAACTTCAGCCATTCAAACACAAATGGATGCTAAGGCACCACTAGCCTCACCAACATTTACAGGTACTGTAACATTGCCTTCTGGTACTGTAACAAGCACAATGATTCTTGATGGCACAATTGCAGATGCAGATATTAATGCAGCAGCAGCAATTGACTGGACAAAACTTGGAATATCTTCAACAGTTTCTTCAACTGAAATTGGATATGTAGACGGAGTTACTTCAGCTATTCAAACTCAATTAGATGCAAAGTCACCTCTTGCATCACCTACTTTTACGGGAACAGTAAACGCAGCAGCACTTACTCTTTCTGGAGATCTAACTGTTAACGGAACTACCACAACAATTAATTCAACTACACTAGCTGTGGATGATAAAAACATAGTAATTGGCGATGTTGCTACTCCCTCAGATGCAACTGCAGACGGTGGCGGAATTACACTTAAGGGCGCAACTGATAAAACCTTTAACTGGGTAGATGCAACAGATTCTTGGACTTCTTCAGAGCACATTAACCTTGCTTCAGGAAAAGATTTAAAGGTAAATGGAACCGCAGTTATTAGCTCAACAGCTGGTGGTTTTATATTTACAGACGGAACACAAACTCTTGAAGGAGTTCCATCACGTACACCTATTATTCAAAAGACAGCATCATACACACTTTCAGCACTAACTGAAAGAGATGATTTAATTGAAATGGGTTCTGCTTCAGCAATGACTCTTACAATTCCACTAAACTCAGCAGTAGCCTTTCCAGTCGGAACCTCAATTGATATCCTTCAAACCTCAACAGGTCAAGTAACAATTGCAGGGGATGCTGGAGTAACAGTAAACTCAACACCAGGATTAAAATTAAGAACACAGTGGTCAACTGCAACTCTTTTCAAGAGAGCAACAAACACTTGGGTTGTTTACGGCGATCTAACAGCGTAATAAGGGGATAAAGCAAATGGCTAAAAAGACTGGAAAACGTTCAGCAGCATCAAATGACTTCTTAGAGCCATTAAATGTAACAAGCTTAACAGCCTCAAATGTTGGTACATCCCGTCCTTATTTAGCCACAGCAAACACTACATCAACAGCTTCTGCAGCAGGCACAGGTGCTGCTGTAAACCTTGCATGGACCCTTCCAGATTTGTCTCCAGCAGCAACATCTTATACAATTACAACAACTCCTTCTACTTATACTGTAACAACAGGCAGCGCAACTGCTTCATATACTTTCCAAGGACTTGCTTCAAATACAGCGTATACATTTTTAGTTAGAGCATCTAATGCTGCTGGTACTGCAACAGGAACAACATCTTCTTCAGTAACCGCAACAACAGTCCCTGCAACTATGTCTGCCCCAACCCCAACTGCTGGAGTTAATCAAAACTCTATTGCTTTTACAGCACCAGCAACTGGTGGTAGCGCTATTACTGGCTTTACCGTAACAGGCAGCGATAGTACTACTGGCTCAGGCGCTTCATCTCCAATTGTTATTACTGATACTGGTGGAACTTCTCAGACTTATACAGTTACCGCAACTAATGCTAATGGAACATCTGCTGCGTCTTCTGCATCTGGATCTGTTACTACTTTGTCTCCGTTCTTCCCATTTTTTCCACCGTTCTTCCCACCGTTTTTCCCACCATTCTTCCCACCGTTCTTCCCATTTTTTCCACCGTTCTTCCCACCGTTCTTCCCAAGCTTTAGCAATCTTCCACAAATTTCAGGCACATCTGCCTTTGGCTATGGACGACCACCAGGTGCAAACCAAGCGTGGGGACCAAACCACGCTCAAGTGTCTGGAAGCTGGAGCAACTTTACTTCTTATAGCGTTTCTGTAGCAGGTGTTGGTACATTTGGTGGTAGTATTCCAGTTGTAATCTCTGGCCTCACCGCTAATACATCTTACAGCTGGACAGCTACACTCAGTAACTCTTTTGGATCAGCATCTCAAAGTGGCGGTTTTACTACAGGACCTCCTCTATAAAAATAACAAACAATATATTATATATTATTTGTTTTATTAATAAGTGGTAGCACTATCTTTGTTTTGTAATAAATACCTTTTTTGTGCTATAATAAATTATAACCTTAAAAGATGGGGATCTTATGGATATTTATAATGAAAATGAAAATCATTGGTTTACAAAAGATAGGTCTGAAACTGCTTCAAGTAGAGTTGCAAGGTTAATGCCTCAAAGCAATATTTCTATTAGCAATCCAGGATTAGGACTAAACATTTATCATAATGTTTTTTCTAAAAATGATTCAGAAAGATACATTAATACGCTTGAGCATAATCTTTCAGGGGATAAAAAATATAAATGGTCAGAGGCTAAAGTTACAAACTCTGATGCTCCTATTAAAAAAGCAAGAGATTGCGTAGACTTTAAATATAAACAAGAAAACCTTGGGCCAAAAGACGAGTCTAATGAAGACTTAATTGATCTTCATGAAGAGATCTATCAAAAGCTAAAGATGTGTGTGGATGACTATGCCCACTATTGGGGAATCAATGTTGTATATTACGAAGCGTTTAACTTTGTAAAGTATGAAGGAGAAGGAACTCACTTTAATATTCATGCTGATCATGGCCCTGCTTATAACTGTACCGTTTCTGCGGTAATCTATATTAATGATGATTATGAAGGCGGAGAAATTAAGTTCCCAAGATTAGACAACTTTGTGCATAATCCAAAAGTTGGAGATATAGCAATTTTTCCTTCAAACTATATCTATGAACATGCTTCTTTACCAATGAAAACAGGAACAAAATATTGTGTTGTTATTATGACAGATATTAACGAACTGAGTCATTAATGAACAAGTTGGCAATCTTTAGATCTTTTAGACCATGGCTAAATAAAGACAGTATTTCTGTCCCAGCACCAACACAAAATGTTATTCCTCAATGGTATAAAGATGCCGATAGATTTGCAAAAAATCCAATTAACAATGAATACTACAATGCACCAAAACAAACTTGCCCCTTCCCAAAAGAAGGTACAGTAGATGATTATGGAAAGATTCCTACATGGAAAGCATGTCCTGCAATCATGGATGCATTTTCAACTGGATATGTTTTTAAAACTCCTTGCGATTTAATATTTTCTAAAAACGCACAAGGAGTTATTGGTGTAAAGATTGAAGATAGTAGATATCAAGATTTCTGTACTCAAAGACCACCGATGCCACAGTTTGAGCATCCAAAAGGATTCTATGAGCACCATTTTGCTTGGTCTTCTGATTGGGGGCTAGAGTTACCAGAAGGATATAGTGCTTTGTTTATGACACCAATGAATAGATTTGATCTGCCATTTTTAAACACAACAGGAATTGTTGACTCAGATAAGGTTCATTTGCTTGGAAGCTTTCCATTCTTTATTGCAGAAGGTTGGGAAGGAACAATTCCAGCAGGCACTCCATACCTACAAGTCTTACCATTTAAAAGAGAAAACTGGAAAAGTGAAGTAGAAATATTAGGACAGGCTGAGATTTATGATAAAATGTTTAACAACATGAAGTTTTATAGACAGCCTGATGGCGGGGTATATAAAAATAAAGTTTGGTCAAGAAGAGAATACAAATAAGGAGAATAAAATGGAAACATGGACAGAAAAAATAGACCTTGGTGATGGAATCTTTTGTTACAAGGGTGTAATTAAAAAAGAAATTGATGTAATAAAAAGACTTGAAGATAATCTTAAGCCAGAAGGAGATACTACTGGGTACAGCTGGCAACCTGCGTATGTAGGATACAAACAACTAATGCCAGACTATAGAGATTGTAATGATTTTAAGTTTAAGAAAACAGATATTGAAAATGATAAAAGTCAAGTTAGTTTAAACCTTCAGTCGCTTTGGCAAGATCTTTATGATGTAAAATTACCAGCAGTAGAAGATTATTGCAGAATGTATAATATTCATAATTTAAAATATTGGGAAGCTTTTAATTTTATTAAATATGGTCAAGGTCAACACTTTATGGAACATCACGATCATGGGTTTTCTTATAATTGTACTGTTTCTTTAGTTTCATATGTTAATGATGATTATGAGGGCGGAGAACTTTTCTTTAGACTACAGAACCTAAAAGTCAAAGCAGAGGCTGGGGATTTATTTATTTTCCCATCAAACTTTATGTATCCACATCAAGCCATGCCAGTAACTTCTGGAACTAAATACTCTATTGTAACAATGCTTGATTACAGTAAAAAGTTTCATACTCCAGAAATGTATAGTGCAGAGGCAGACTAATGTTTAATATCTCAGTTGAAAAAACACAAGGAGCTTTGTTTGATATTAAGCCCATGTCAATTAAAAGAGATTGGATGGATGTAACATCAGAAGGCCATGCCTATAGATGTTTTCCAGTAACCCAGTCAAACGTAATTGGCTGGAGCCTTTCTTGTGTAGAGGATATTGAGTTTATTTGGGATGGAGTTAATGATCAAACCCCAGATCGTATTGAAATATTTAGCCCATCAGGAGCATATTCTGGAAGAGGTCAATCCTCTATAAGCTTAAATACGGGTTTAGTTTTTAGAACAGACAAAGATGTAAGTATTTTTACTATTAATCCAGTAAATTATTTTAGTGATGAGTTTGAAACAATGTCATCATTAATGAGCACCTCTTTTTATGACAATCCTCTGCCTTTAGCTATTAAGGCAAAGGTAGCAAACAAGAGAGTAGTTATCAAAGCTGGAACCCCAGTTGCTACAATAATTCCTATATCTTTGTCAAATTTAAACGGTACAAATATTGAAATTGTTAACTACCAAGATGATGATAGAAAAAGACTAGATGCAAATCTTTCTTACGGGTCTGCTGCACAAGAAATAAACAAAGTCGGGAAATGGACTGACTGGTATAGAGATGCGGTAAATGAAAACAAAGAGTCTAAAGGTTCTCATGAGGTAAAAACATTAAAACTAAGCGTAACAGATAATACGAAGGGTGATATAATATAAATATGGAACAAAACAAAGACTCATATACAGTAGTTAAAAGAACACCGTCTATAACTCCATCTGGGTGGTTTGGAGATAGCAAAGACATGATTGTTGAGCTAGAAAATTTTATGACTTCAGAAGAAATAGAGTTTCTTGAAAAAGCTGCAAAGTCTTTAACAATTTGGGATGTAACCGAAAGCCATGTAAATGAAAATGGAACTGTTACCTATGATTCAGACTATTGGAAGGATAGAGTTGCAACTCAGCCAACCTTAGACAAGAATGATCCTAAAATATCACCAATAGTTGCTGGCCTATTTCAAAGATTAAAACCAATTGTTGAAGAGTTTTATAAGGTTGAAGTTCATCCAACTGGGACAACTATTGTTAAATGGCTTCCTGGACAATTTCAAAAACCTCATGCAGATAAAGAACTTCATGAAGGACCAGATGCTGGAACTCCAAATGACTTTCCTAACTATGATCTTTCTAGTTTGTTTTATTTAAATGACGACTACGAAGGTGGAGAGTTATACTTCCCACTACAAGGTGTGCAGTTTAAACCTAAAAAGGGTGCTGCTTATTTTTTCCCAGGAGATAAAAATTATATTCATGGAGTAACTGAAATTAAAAGTGGTTTAAGATTTACATGCCCATTTTTTTGGGAGATTACAAAACATACAGGAGATAGGCAACCATAATGAACCTAAGTAATAAATCCAGAATAACAAAAAACATAGTGGTTTATAAAGATTTTATAAGCAAAGAAGATTGCAAAAAAATGATTCAAGCCTTAGATGCTCAAGCAGCCAATGGTGCAATCTCTTGGATGCCTATTTCTTTTTATGAGTCATACTCCTCTGTCCTTCCACAAGATAATGATCAAGAGTTGTCTT